GGAAATTCTGCAACTAAGGTTCTTTGCATATCTTCTTCTTTACTCATTTTTTAGCCTCCTTCTTTTTCTTAGGCTTAGCTTTAGATTCTGGCAGAATTCCAAACTGCAATAAAGAAGCTTCTAAAAGACTCATTTCTTTCTACTCCTTTTGAAAGCAGCTGACATTTTCTTTAGATCTAATCTTCCTTTTTTGTCTCCACGCTTAAACTTAATGTGGTTTGATTTGTTTTTGATGTATCGCTGCCATGCTGATAATTTACGTGTAGTTCCTTTGGTCGCTTTAACCACTTTCTTAGACGCAGACTTAACAGCCCTAGTAGTGCGCCGAGCATCGCTAATAAGTTCTCGGATTTCATCGAGAGTACCCTCTATTTTAACCAAGGTAAACACCTCAGTTATCACTAGCAGTTGATTGTATAGCGATTGCCATCCAGTCCTCAGAAGATAGTTTAACAACTCTGCAACGTACTCTAGCAGTTACAACTACCGCGGTAGTTGCATTGCTAATAGCTCCAAAGTTACCAGCAGTCAAATACATTTGATCGTTAACAATCATAAATGCTTCAGACAATGCAGCTGGGCCAAAATTATCGGGGTAAAGGTCAGAGGTATGTGTAGCTAAGTTGTTTGAGATATCGATGTTCAATGCTCCTGAAGCAACAAGGCTTTGATTGTCAGCTCTAACCATGGAAGTACCGGGGTTTAAGTCAGTCAATTGAGCCTGAAGAGAACCGTTTGTTTGTAGCATGTTAGCAACGTCAGATGAAAAGTTAGATCCAACTTGATAAACAAAGTCAACATGTTCAACTGCTATTGCTTGACCAGTTGGAACATTTACGTAAGCTCCTAAGTCAATTGATCCTTGAACGACTGTGCCGTCTGCGCTTCCTTGTGGTATTAGGATAGATTCTGTTAAGTAGAAACTACCTGTCTTAGCTTTAGCCATAACTTTGCCACTTATTGACGGTTATTAAACTAAACGAACATGTTCGCATCTATCCCAGGATTAAATCTTCTTTACTAAAGCACGCCATAGTTACTCTCCCCGACACACCCACCCCATGCTAGATAGCCATCTATCATTAACCTATCTCGGGTTTTGATACGATATATATATATAGAATTTAGAAGTAGCAATTAATATGAGACATAAAATGATAACTCTATGCCCGACTTCGTATGAAATAGCATCAAAAAGAGCCAACTTTTCAAAAGAAATTAGGAGATATTTGATGAATGCAGAGACTACTGACAACTTACGAGAAGAGATTAATTACCTGGAGAAGGAATTACAAGCTCGCGAAGAACTAATCGACGACATTATTGATGGAAAGAAGGTATGGGTCAAGAATAAAGGATGGGTCAAGAACATGTACGACGAGGTGAAAGAATGAGTTATGCAGCTGAAGACTTCTCATGCGAAGTTTGCCAATGTAACATCTTCAAAGGTGAAGAAACATACACAGTTTATGCTAATGAAAGATGGTATGATTTATGCGTTCTTTGTTCTAAAGGAGCTGAGATGAATGGGTGGCGATTAATTTGAGTTATGGCTTAACTACTGTTCAATGTATGAAGTGTGGAGATAAGAATCGAATGTTTGGTTTCATGCCTATGGCTTTAGTAATATGGCATAGTGATGAAGGTTTAGAATGCTGCGGCCAACAAACTATGATTATTGAACAAGTTCCACAAGAAGAAATAGAAAACTAAACTTAGTTATCGATTAAGTTTAATGGATCTTTCATAATTAAACCAGCAGCTAGTAATTTACCTACCTCATAGATTTTACCAGCAGGAGTTAGTCTCCTAATAGGCAATGGAAGGTCGGGTAAATCATAAATATAGTCCAGGGCGATTTGAGTTTTATCTGTAGTAACTGGTTCAAAGGGTGATTCAAAATTATGTGGAGGGCGTGGATGCTTTAGCAATGATGCTGGACGGGCCATAACTAATTTAGATTGTTCTTTCAAACTATCCATACGACGCCAGGTCATAGTTACACCTGGTTAGCTAGTTCGTATGACCTCTTTAGTCTCATCATGTACTCAAGTTTAGGTTCAGAAGTAAGAGTACCTGGTAACATAACTCTTGCCGCAGGTACTGTTAATTGACCATTTGTTCCACTAGTTGTTATTAATCGATAACAATAAAGTTTGTCTGCCGCGGTTGGTTCTAGTGAAGAACCACTTTGAGAGCTAACAACTCGGTAAATACTACCGCTTCCAGTTCCCGCAGTTGTTGAATCATGAGAATAAATGATTTGATGTTGATGAATCAAAGGGTCTCTGTTAAGTCTAAACGCTACTCCTCCTGGCATGTTAAACCCTGGTAAATTTGCAGCTAATTGATTTGGTTTGATGTCTGACAAATCCAAAGGTATTGAACTAACAATAATAGAATCAACAACATTTCTTTCGGTTGTATTAGTAAAACTCCCTATTACTGGACCGCTTCTTTGTTCAAAAGAACTGTATGGATAGAATGTTTTCTTATCCATTGCATAACCAGATAGATCAATACTAGTTTCATACAAATAAACATTAACGCCTACTGTAGTGTATCCAGTAGCGAATAAAGTCCTAGAACCTTCATTATCTGTAAGACCCATAGGCGGAAATTCTGCAACTAAGGTTCTTTGCATATCTTCTTCTTTACTCATTTTTTAGCCTCCTTCTTTTTCTTAGGCTTAGCTTTAGATTCTGGCAGAATTCCAAACTGCAATAAAGAAGCTTCTA